AACTGCAGTTCTCGTAGCCGAACTCACGCACACACTGCGCGATCGTCATTTCGAACTCGCGGTAGCAAGTGTTGACGTCCCCTTTGGCGTCGGTTGCGAGGTAGTACTGGCCCGCGGTGAGCGGGTAGGCGTGGAACAGACTCTCTTCGTCTGGCAGCAGAATCAGGACAGCCGTGCCAAAGACCGCCATCTCTTCGTACGCGTTGTGCAGCGCGTGATACAGGTTGGACCCGTTGATCCAGCCGCGCATCCGCTCCGCGACCTCAGTCAGCCAGCCACGAACGACAGCTGAATCGTTTAGCTCGGTGTCGCGTGTTTCCAGTCTAAACCAAGGCCGCGCAGGCGACGTAGCGCCTGACATCAGCCCGGCAGCAAGCGTTCGCACAGCCTGGAGTGGCGTGCTGTCGATGATTGAGCCGTGTCGTTGGTCGCCCACGTTGCGGTCGTGAACGAAGAACCGGCCACCAAACGGCAGGAAGTTCTCGCTCAGCACCTCGTGGTGTGCGCGCCACCCTTGATGGTATTCGTTGCGCAGCGAGTTGTAGCGGTCCGCCATCCGCGAGACGAGCGGACGTGGGTCGCGGTAGCGAGTTTGGGTCATTGGCCGAGCAGTTTGTTACGCCCCATTTGCCCGGCTTGACCGCCGAGTCCTGCGGGTCCGGTCTTGAATGTTGAGTCAGCGCCTGCGGGCTTCTCAGCCTCGGCGATCAGCGCGCTGACGTCAGGCGCTTCCTTCGACTGCCGAATAGCGTCTGTGCGCTGCTGACGCGCTTGAGACGCCGCCTCCCCTTCGGCAACCTGAGCCGCGCCTTTAGCCCGCGCTTCGCCACGCTTACGCGCCCGCTTACCTGCCTGAGCAGATTGGTCTGCGCCAATGGCGCCCCCAACCGCGCCGAGCGCGCCTACAACAAGAGCAACAGTACTTAGAGCCGCCATAATTAGATCGCTTTCGCAAACGCCCGCTCAGTCATCGTGTAGCCGAGACGTTCAATCAACGCACCCGCGGGCTGGGCGGCGTCTGCAAACTCAACGTCAGATAAAACAACGCGCGCGACGCCTCGGTCTTTAGCCCAGTCTTCAAACGCACGAACAAGCCGCGCAGCCGTCGACCCGCCTCGATGCTTTGGGTCAACCCACCACGCTAGCTCCGCGGCGGACCAGTCTAGCGAGTCAAACCACAAAGGCAGCGCCATGCCGAGCAAGAACCCGGCAACTTCGCCGTCAGCTTCTGCGACGAGCACTACGCCGTCAGGGTTTGAATGCACAGCGTTAAACGTGGCTTCAAGTCGAGTCGCGTCGACAGAGCCTACCCGCGGCATCTTGAGCTTGCCTACGAACTCGGCACCGAGCCGAGCTACAGCTTGGCAATCTTCAGACGTAGCCTCGCGGATAATCACGGCTGAAAGATGCCGTGCCTAACCCCAGGCCGCAAGTGGGTCCGGCCCCTCTACGTGCGATTTCTCAGCCTAGAATACGGGTTGTGGCTGACGTAACGCCTTTTCCCGGCAGGCACGTACGTCCGATACAACTCGTCTTCCACCATGTCTTGTGGACCGTCGACCACGGCGCTGAACGTGCAAGCCAGCGCATCGGCTAGGTCTGGCGAGCCTGCCTTGGGCAAACGCTTCTTGATGTCGTCTTTGCCCTCCAGCACTCGACGCTCTCGTTTGTCGTAGCTGTACGTTGGCGTAGCTAGCTCCATGCGCAGCTTTTCGTCATCTGGGATAGCGCCGCCCGCCATGATCCAGTCACGCATGCGCCACCACATCTCGGTGCGGTGGTTGTTGAACAGCTTGTCGTCGTCTGCCGCGCGCCCGAACGGCACCTCGATGACGGTGTGACCCAGCTGCCGCAGCCTGTCGATCACCCCTGCTCCAGCGCCTGCATCCACGAACACGGCGGCTGGCTCGTGTTGTGCGATCTGCTGCGACACGAGCGACGCTAGCTGCATGTTGTCCATGCCGCGCTTGACGATCGGATCAAACATCTGCAGCCCTTGCCTACGCACAATGACGCTGCGGTCACTGCCAAACCGCGCTGGGTCGACGCCGATCACCACGGGGGCGTGATCAATCTCGCCTGGGCGATACACACGCTGGCTGGCGTCGCGCACGTCCAAGATCGACAACAGCTGATCGTCGCCCTGCACGTCCCAGTTGTTGAGCATCTCGCGCTCAAACGCAGCGTCGCTCATCTCGTCGCGCATCGACTCGATCTCCGACTCGATGATGGCTTCAGTCTGGTAGCACGTCCAAGACGCTACACGCCATTCAGGCTGGTCTTTGTCCTGCAACTCCAAGCCGCGCACGTAGACGTCGTAGAACAGGTCGATCGACTTGACCGTGCCGATGAAGATGCCCCAGCCTTGCCGGTCAGCCAGCGTGGGTCGCACGACCTCGTCCCACAACTCAGGCTCCATCTGCGCCACCTCGTCAAGCACCACGCCGTCAAGGTAGATCCCACGCAGCGCGTCAGGGTTGTCAGCCCCGTACAAACTAATCGCAGCCTGATTGTGCGTGAACGTGACGGTCAACTCAGACTCGTTAACCTCGACCATGCCACTCACGATCATGTCGCGCAGCCTGTGCTTGAGCCTGCGCCACACCACGCGCTTCGCCTGCTTGAGCAGCGGCGCGATGTACGCAAACGCGCCTAGCTCGCGCTTGCTTTGCATGGCGCAGTGGATCAACTGCATGATCGCTAGCTCAGTCTTGCCCGCGCGGCGGTGCAGCACCCACACGTTAAAACGACGCATCGCGCGGTGACACCACGTCTGCCACTCGCGCGGCTTGTAGTCGAGTTGAATCGTCATTCCAGCAACTCGCTCTTCTGAATGGTGACTTGCTGCGTGACAACTTGCTCAGGCTCAGGCACGCCCGTCACCACGATGAGCCGCGAGTCGCCGGTCTGTTCGATCTGCCGCTTCTCTGCGTAGCGATGCGAGAACCGACTTAGCATGCGGATGCGCGCGTCCACCCTGAGCCGTGGGTCAGCCATCGGCGTGAAGTCACGCCCGTCCGCGATTGAGATGACCTCTTCAGCCATCATGTCCAGCCCCTTGTCCTTAGCGTCCGCGAGACGTCTCGCGAAATCGGGGAACTGGTCTCGCCAACGCTGCACTGTAGCCCTGCTTGGGCGCCCCTCGGGACGGCAGTAATCCACCATAAGTCCGCCACCCAACACATGTTCGACCAACGCGTCCATGTGTTCGAACGGGTCGTAAGTGACGTCGCCAGCTGGTCTCCCACGCCGCTTTAATTCGTGGGGCTGTTTTTTAGGTGTCGCCATCAGGGGTGCCGAATAATCCGCAGCAGAGTGCCGTTGAGAACCATGTTGGCTGTGCCGTCAGCGTCAGCCTCGGCTTGGAACTTGAGCTTGTCGCCGCTGCTCAGGCTGAGGATGGTGCTCAGCGTGACCACGCCAGTGTTCTGGTCGGTGTCACGCGAAGAGTAGTTGCTAGCCGTGTGCATGCTCTGGCGCACAAACCCGCTGCCCGTGTCTAGCCACGTCCGACAGAACGCCTCGATGCGGTTGTTGCCGCTCATACGGAACGAGCAATCGATCTGGTAGCGCCCCGCCGCAGAGATGTCGATCTGCGTAGCATCGCTGTCGTTGACGACGATGTTGTTGGTTGAGTCCGCCAGCGCATCCGATGACGAGGTGTCCCACGATGCGTAGATGGTGGTGTTCGCGACCGACGCCGTCGAGGTGCCCACGGCCAGCATCGTGCTCACCTTGGCGTCCGCGGCTAGCTTGGCTGCCGTGACGTTGGCGTCCGTGATCTTGACGGTGGTCACCGCGTTGGTGGCGAGCCGCGCGGCGTCGACAGCGCCGTCCGCGATGGCGGCACTGCCTACCGCATCGTCGGCGATAGCCGCTGCAACCACAGCGTCGTCCGCGATGTGCTCGCTGCCGATGGCGTCGTCAGCAATCTTGGTCCCGTTGACAGCATCTGCGCCAAGCTTAGTCGTTGTGACTGCGCCCGCGTTAATCTTGGCTGTAGTGACAGCGTCGTCTGCGATCTTGGCTGAAGTAACGGCGCTGGTCGCCAACTTGTCGGCGTTGATCGCACTGTTCAGCACCTTGCTGCCTTCGACTGCGTCCGCGGCCAGCTTGGTCGCCGTCACTGCGCCGTCAGCGATCCGGCTAGCCGTGACCCAGCCGTCAGCTTGAGTCGCGTCTTGCACGGTCTGCTGTTCGTCTTGGCGCAAGATGAGCCGCTTTACGAACCGGTGTAGCTTGAA